TTGACGTTAACATCATTATACCGATTCTTCAACTGTTTGACTGCAATCTGATTGACTGCTTCTAGTTCCTCGTTACTAATGAGTGCAAACATGAGATCAGCCGTAGCTGGTAGGCCAAAACTCTCACTGGTATCTTCAAGGCCCACATCGGAATTGGAGAACCCAGAGCGAGTCGTTTGTGTTGCAGACATAATAGGGACGTTTGTTTCAACTGCAAGTCCCCTAAGCTCCTCAGCAATCGATTTGATATACATGTACGAATTGACATTTGCTTGTCCCTTGAATCGTGATGATGCACAGATATTCAGATAATCTATGAAGATGATATCTGGCTTGAAACTCTTCTTAATCGCTAGTTCCTTGATTAGTCCCCTAAAGTGTGCAGAATGTGCGGATGCAGTAGGGTATTCCTTGATGACCAGCTGACCATTCGTCTCCTTGATGATCTTATTTATCTTGCCATCATACATCTGCTTTGGTAGACTATGTAGGTCTTCCATAGAGATATTCATGAGGTTTGCATCTATGCGTTCTGCGATACGTTCCTCTGCCATCTCCATAGAGATATACAACACGTTTCTACCTTGGTTCATGCAGTTTGCAGCCATGTGACACATGAACAGAGACTTACCCACACCAGTTCCAGCAAGGACAATGTTCAGTGTCTTAGGTGGTAGTCCACCCTTGGTGATACGATTGAAGAAGTCAAGGTCGAAAGGTATCTTCTCTTCTATCGTATGGTAATAATCAAATCGGGCATCTGCGTCCAACAGGTAATCATGGCCAACAGAATTATCGAAACCCACAGCAAGGGCATCTGTGAGAATGCTTGGGATAGCGTCTGGACCTCGTTCCTTATCCTTACCATCAATGATTTGTATGCCTTCAACAATAGCATTGTATACCGCCTTATCCTTGCAGAACTTCTCTGTGGTTTCAACCAACCAATCAAAGTTCACGTCTTTGTCGTTTTCTAGTTCCTTCACCACCGTCAATACACGCCGAATGTCATCCTCGTTCAGATCACGGCGTGAGTCAATCTCTATCTCCAGAGTTGACTTGGTGGGTAGTGCATTGTATCGATCTACGAACTTCTGTATCTCTTCAAATACGATACGCTCAGTACGGTCACCAAAGTACTCCCCTCGTATAAAGGGAAGCACCTTTCGTGCATACTGCTCGTTACCCACCAGCTCTGATAGGGTTGTTCGTTCAATTGTTTGCATTAATAAACCTCGTTAACCCAATAGATTCATCTATGCGGGATTTTGCAATTTCTATATAACTTTCAGACATTTCATATCCCAACCACTTCCTACCTAATGATTCTGATACTAATGCTGTTGTGCCACTTCCCATGAAAGGATCAAGAACCAAGTCATCCTTTTCTGTTGTGAGTAGAATACAATTCTTTACCAGTTGAGTTGGAAATGGGGCAGGATGACTTTTTTGTTTATCTGCCGGTATTTTCCATACCTCACCAATGAAGTCTTTCTCCATATTATCTCTAAATGTTTTTGGCTTATCCTTACAAAACCAATAGATGTGTTCTGTGCATGGGACGAGATTTTCTTTACGGATGTTTGGAGAACTCCTTCTGTCCCAAATAATTAATTGGAATAACTCCACATCACTCTTACTAATGAAATCTGTAGGAAGATGTACTCTATTCTTGTGCCTTCTTGGTTTATGATTAAAAAATATACTGCCATCTTTTTTGATCACCCTATGACACTCATTTAGAAATTCAATCATCCATAGCTGATAATCTTCTTCAGACATATCATCTCCATAATCAGAATAATCTATTTCAAACTTTTTCCAGATTTGATTGCCATCTTCTTTAGATTTTTTGGTTTGTGTACCTTGCAATCCTTTCTTGTTATATGGTGGAGATGTGACGATGCAATTGATAGATTCATCTTCTAATGATTTTAGTCCTTTAAGGCAATCAGTTTTAATGATCATGTAAACAAACTCTTGTGGATATGCCACAACACATTAAATCTATTTTTGAATTTAATACCACGTATTTTATTTGGATTTCCCCCCCTTTTACCTTCTCTTTGGAAGTGAAAGATACTTTTTCTAGGTGATTTTCTTAGGTGAATACCACCCTTTAGTATCTCCCAATAACATTCTTTACACTTATCATAAATCTCTGATGTTGTTAATGAATACTCTATGTTTTTCTTAGTATCCTTTATGAGCACATGAGTTATGTCTGACTTATTACTTATAATGTATTGAATAATTGCAAGCTTGTTCTCATTGAGAAAGGATTCAAATGCATCATAAATCTCTGGATAAGATTTTGCAATTTCGATACTAGTATATCGATCTTTACCAGCATCAAACATCTCTTGAGTTCCACAAAACATTCTCACAAACTCATAAACATCATCATTTGCATCAAAATTGTCAAGAAATGATTTTTGTGTTGTCAGATGAACTTGTGTTGAGGAACCACCCATATTTTTTATACTATAGTTGTCAACACCATTTGTGCCGTCAACTTTAGTTTGACTACCACCAACTTGTGTAAGTCCATATTTTTCACAGAGTTCTAATTCTTTAGACCCAGAGTTTTTTTCACGAGTATCATATCCAATTTGGCTTTTCTCTTCTGTGGATAATAACATAACAACCTCTTTGTTTTTTCAGTATATACACAGTATAACATACGGATTATAATTTGTCAATCCCTATTTTACATTTATTGAGGAAATCCAATCCCTCAGTATTTCTATACGGGTGCGTGTAATACACCCCTATTATACCTGATGAGTATAACAGCTTTGCACAAGAAAGACAAGGGACATGTGTAATAAATGCAGTCGCACCTTCACCTGACTCATTGCTCCTTGCGAGCTTGGTGATTGCGTTCTCTTCTGCATGTAGGACTTCTGGTTTGGTAACGAAGTTCTCATCCTCACATACATTGGTCCACTCACTGGGCATACCGTTATACCCTATGGATATGATGCGATCATCCTTGACGATCACACAACCCACCTTGAGGCGCCCTGCTGTGCTGCACTCTGCATAGTTAAATGCAGACTTCATATGCGCTGCAATGTGTTTATTCTTCATAGTGCGTATTCATAATTTCTAGTTGTCTCATTCTGTTTGATTAAAAATGCACCATTCTTGGTATGAAAATTATGTGCCATATCGGTATTGGGTGACATGGTTACGAGTCGTTCCCAACCATTGTATATGGCCCAATCTCTCAGGTCCATAATTATTTGTCTACCCGCTTTAGGTTTATAGCTCCATACTGTGTAAGGTATGGCATACAACCCCCTTTTAGATAGGGCAATGTCTCTTGTATCCTTGGGAATATATGTTGTCATTGCAACACACACTATGGCAGCAGGGTCATCCTCTTCACCGATGTAATAAATTTCACCCACACTCTTACGCCATGCGTAGGATAATGTGGGTCTTACGGGGTCATCCTTGATATATTCATCACTTGTCAGTATTTTCATAACAACCTAAGTATTAAAAGATTCTCCACAACCACAACTCGACTTTGCGGTTGGATTGATGATCTTGAGGAAACTACCCCCAAGTTCTGATACATAGTCAATCGTTGACCCCAATACGAACATCTCTGCCATAGGGTCAACCACCAGCACATCGTCAATAGGGTCTGACCAATCAACGTCTGGCCAGTTCTTGGAGAAGTCCCATACATACTGCATACCAGAACATCCCCCACCTTTTACGCCGAGGGACACATAGTCGCCATTGCTGACTGATTTTAGATAGTCTCTTGCTGTATCTGTGAGTTTAATCATAATTCTATTTAGTTCAATCGATTTGATTGTCGCAGCAGATATGCAAGGACATTATCCCAGTACTGTTTACCCCAACATGAATCGACATTCCTTCTTGCCATCATAGCATTTTCAATGCGTCTTTCTATTAATGTAACGATTTCATCAGTCACCGTACAATCTCTCCATTTAAGGTCTTCCAACCAGCCATTCCACACACATACTTATCCTTACCAACAAGGACCATATCACCAACGCTTGTGCTGCGACATGTGGGTGCGGTGCCGATATAGGTGACACCATCATTGCGCCACCATGCTTCGGTAATCGTGTTGGTCTTGACGAATGCAATCTCCAACTTCTTCCGTAGGGGTAGTGCTGCTTCAACCTCGACAAACGCAACCGTGGTAGGTGCATCCTCAAAGGCAGCGTGTATCACAGCCACCTTCTCAGTCTTCTCACCCAGCAGAGTCTTCGTTAGTGCGTCAATCTTATCCATAATATCCATCTTCCGTAAAGTAACCAATTCCTTTTTTGGCGTCTATCTCACTCGCACGTATCCAAGTAGTAGAACCGTTGTCCCACTTGACCCTGACTTCTGCTTCTGAAGTGGTATTACCAACATCAAGAGTTTCACTGGAACATGCCCGGCCTGTGCTTAAAGCAATAACCTCACCTTCCCATAGTGGCTCGTAACCACCAAAGTCACCAATGATTTTCGTACCTACTGGCATTCCATCATTCCACTCTTCTGTTTCGAAGAAACGGATATCTGCATCCGTGGTGAATGGGTCAATATTCTCAGCAATTGCTGTTTCAATGCGTTTTTCGAGGGTCATGTCTGTTTCCTTGTTTCTCATCTTATGTACCATATTACCATGTGGAATAGGATTTGTCAACAATTAATTCCACTTTTTCAAAAATTTTTCATAATCATATAATCCTAAACCAAAAACTATTTCTTTGAATAAATTAAGTGATTTCCTACCACTATTGGGCAAACGTAACCACCTTATCTCCCATTCTCTCCAAGGGTTACTGGCACTGAACATTTCATCAACAGTTTCAACTTCATAAACCTTTTTATACGACATCAAGGTGTGTATCAGCCGTCTATAAGTAGGGTTTACTCTTCCCTCTTCATTTAAATCAACTAGTCTTTTTGATCTTGCAATATCAATCACAGTATCAATTTTCATATTTCATCTCTCTCTGATTATGTCTAACTATACCACACTAAAACGAATCTGTCAACAGCTAATTTAGCCCGCAACAGCGAATATTTCTGCATCGCTGTCATACAGGTCGAACACCTTGCCGATCAACTCACGATTCCCTGCCTTGGGGAAGTCAAATACCTTGGAATAGGGCGATTTCTTGGCATAGACTACAACGCCGGGGGTCTTGGACAGTTTGTTCCAGACATACCGTCCACCAGCAGACTGGCTGGTTCCTGCCTTGAGTGT